TTTTGCTGCGCTGTTGATGTCCGCGCTCAGTTTGCGCCGAAAATTATCCAAACGCCGCATCGTCATGGTCGCGGTTGGATTGGCACCCAGATTTTTGTACAGGGTTGCAAATGTTTTGAGTTGTTCAAAAGCCCTTGGCGTCACTCTTCCATCGACCACGCCGATCAGGTCGTTGTCTTGAAAGCGTTTTCGAAAACTACGGGGTAGCTGTTTGAAACCTTCAGCTAAAATTTCGACGCCGTTCATTATTGGCTTTGCAGCTTCCCACGCCGCTTGTTCTGCAGCCTCTGCCGCCACACGGCGCTGGGACAAATCGACCGCCAGATCACTGGCTATATCAAAACCGCTTTCGACGTTTGACGGTGTGTCACCGCGTGTGCGCTGCGCCGGATTAGGTACGCCGCTGAGTTCTTCCTGCGTCTCGCGCAAAGCTGCGACCGCTGCTTGACGTTGCCCCTCGATACTTGCTGGACTTGGATTAGGACCATCTCCGCGTATTAAAGCAGCCGCCTTATCGTCTCCGGCCTGTAATAATTCCTCTGTTCGCGCGACAGTTGGATCAGCACCCGCAACGCGCTGACCTTGTCGCAACGTGACGCCAAACTCGCTTTCCAGCGGCAGGGCCGAAGCAATATTTTCTTTTGTTTCTCTTGTGCCGCCGCCTCTCGCAACTTGGAGGACTTGCTTGGCAATGTCGGCCTGTACCGCGTCGGCATCAACGCCCATTGCCTTCATCGTCTGCCGCGCTGTGTCAGACAGGGTGCCGTCTTTGTTTACATATGCACGGTCGCCGCCGAGTAAACGGCGCACCTCATTGCCCAGTTTGTAGCTCGACAGGGCGCGGCTTAAAGCCTGTCCTAGAAACTCGCCACCACCCGCACCCAGACCGGCAATCGTCGTCCGCAATAAATCAACGCTTTGTTCCGCATCAAGTTGGCGTCCTGTCTCATCGAGGACGACCTGTTGGAGCATACCGGCACCGCTCATTGCCGCGACACCAGCTACGCGACCGCCGCCGACTGCGCCCTGTACGATCCGCGCCAATTTCCCGAATGGCATGAACGATCCGACCGTGGCAAAAAAGTTAGTCAGGTCTGCGCCGGTCGCGCCGGGTTTATTGATATAAAAGCGTTTGTCGCGATACCTGACCATTGGATTGTCAAACTTGTCGCGCGACATCGAGGCACCCTTTATGCCTTTAATAATCTGCGCCTGTTCTTTGCGCGTCAGGCCGGTCGTATATGCCGCAAGACGCCGCGCTGCATCGCCCATCGATGTGCTGCCCTCTGGCCCCATGTCGGTCGTATCCAGACCGATTGTTGAGCTGAACTCGGGCAGGTCAGGAAACTCGACGGCACGGTCACCTGACGCAATACTCTGCATCATCCCGGCGGTATCACCGATCTTTCCAAGGCGACCCGAATAGACCTGATACTGATTTTCACCGACCTTAACGTAGTCTGCAGAAGGGTTCGCACCTTTTATATTTCCAAGGCTATACGTGTCGGTGTTCGGTGGTGCGTCAGTGACACCCGGAAGAATTTGAATGTCAGCCATCGATCAATAACCTGAACCAGTATTGCCGCTTCTTTTAACAATCGGCTCCTGCGAATTGGCAGCGACTGGAGTGTACTTTTTGAGGATCGCGTCGATTTTCGGCAGGATGTCGATTTTTTTGCTTTCCGCTTCGACCATTAGCGTGATCGCTTGAGGGTCGCTTGTAATCAATTGCCGCCTTCGGCTAGGCGTCAGGCTTCTCATCCGCATATTTATTGCTCTGGAAATTTGCATTTCCTTCTCATTCATCGCCATACGTATTTCGATATTTGCGAGGGCAGCATTCTTAGTGTCAGTAATTCTCGACGCTACCTGTCCAGCCAGTGCTATTTCCTTTTCGGAAATCGCGCCTTTCAACTTGCCAGTCGTATCAAAGGTTATTTCTGTGGCGATACCCGAAAGCACTTTAGCCACTTCTGATCCCGGCGTTGTCCCAAGTCGGTTGGCAAGACCGGTAAATCCATATGCGTTGAAAAGGTCTTTTGTGTTTTGCAAAAGCTCAGAACCGGGTCCAAACGCTTCTGGAGGTTGAGACTCAAACAGTCGTTTTTGCGTTTCGAGCAACCTGTTCGTCTGTCCTGCTCTAGTCATCCCCTCATTCATAGCACTGATCTGATCCATGTTCATGTCCGTCGACCGTACATAGTATTTAGGTTCGAATCTTGCTGCAGGGTTCGTTACGTTTTGCATATGTTGATTGTACTCCGGCGTCCCCGGTCTTAGCCCCATGGCTGCGGCGTTTTGCATTGCCGTTGTGCCTTTGCCCATCTCCATAATAGCTTTTCCACGCACAGGATCTCCTGCCAATATCAGCCGCATACCTATGCGTCTATAATCTGGGGTCGGCGGGTTGTTTTGGGTCATTCGCCCACTCAGCATATTAAAAGTGCCGCCGGGAGCTGCGGCTCCACTCTGTGGTGTTGCTGCCGCTGGAACACCCGCCCTCGGGTAAGGTGTTCCAATGGGTTGCTTCATCGCCGTGTTGTAAGCAGCCATTGAAGGGCCGGATTTGTTGACCGCATTCGTGGTCAATGTTGCCGGTACACTCTGCATATCTGTCGGGATCGTGAGCGGCGCGGTCGGCGCAAGGTTTACAGGTGGGCGCGGTGTTGGCTGTGGGGGAGAAAGACTCGCCAATATATTCTGCTGTTGCTGAAACATCTGCAGCTTCTGCGCATTCATCGCGTTTTGCAGCGCGACGTTCTGTGTCTGTTGGGCAGACTGGATCGCGGGGTTTACTCCAGCCAGACCAGCGACTGTCGGCATTGGATACCGGCTCGGACCAGCGGCTGCGAGGAATGGCGCAGCCAGTCCGCCAAGAAACTGTCGCCCAGCCTGTTGCTGCGCCGACTGCTGCATCCCGCGCGGCAGCAAACTTGCGTATGGGTTAATTTTCGCGCCAAGGTTTTGAACAAACGCCATTTGCTTACCCCAATAATCCTAGAAGTCCACCCGCCGCAGCGCCGATGCCCGGTTGCCCGAAATAGTCGCCCAACTGCGCACCAGCGAGAGCGCCGCCGATGCCACCCGCGACCGGGTTGTAATAGATCGGCTCCTGACCAGTTTGCTCAAAACCGTAACCCCCGCCGACAAGGCCGAGATAGGTGCCGAGTTTCTGCGCCTCTTTTGTTTGCTCAAAATTGTGCCGATTTATGCTGTCCTGCAGTTGCGACTGCGCCTGTGCCTCACGCGCAGATCCGATGCGTGACAGGGTGTTAGCGTCGAGGTAGTCCATCTGCGCGTATTGCGGAGCTTGGTTCATTGCTTGTACTTGGCGGTTGCGCTCGGTTTGGTAGTTTTGGAACGCCATGTTCCCGGCAAGTTCGCCGAGCTGCCGGGTCATTTCTCCGGTTGCTGCACCAGATCCGTATCGACCCGCTCCTGCGAATTGTGAGGCAACGCGCGGTGTGACCAAATTAGCGGCAGAGTTGAACGCCGCGTCCATGTAGGGATTACCAGCGGCAAGGTAGTCCCCGCGCAGCGTCGACTCCATCTGGCTGCGACCCATGCGTTGCAGATCGCTGCCGCTTAGTGCGCGGTTCGTTGAGGCTTCAAGCGCCAGTTCGGTTTCCGGCGCAAAATCAACAACGGTTGATTCCGGGAAATAATTCGGTACGTCGCTCTCGTATAGAGCCTGAGCGCCAGAAAAAATTTGCTCCAGATACGGTTTCTGAAATTCGGGAGGCTCACGATCCGTCGATGTGGTCCGCACGTCTTCGCGCCTTGATCCGCCGCCTTTACTCATCGTCTAGCTCCTTTGATAGCCATACGGCTGCTTTGTCGTAGCCCCGCAAAGCGCGTTCCCAGCCGGGACGCCCTGCAATCTCAACTCGGTTGCACCCAACAGTCTTGGCCCAGTCACAAACTTGTCGCTCGGCATCCCGCAACTCGATTAAATCGCCACCGGCCAGAAAAAACCGGCAGCTCGTAATTTTTGGATAGTCAATTATCTCGGTGACAATTGCGGACTGCTGCAGCGGGAAAAACTGGAAATAACCCTTCTGCACACCCATCAAGATATCTTTGGCCTCGTGCGTATCCTTCGCATATTCGAGCGCCGCATCGATGTGGCGCTTTACGCGAAAAAACTCGCTAACCAATAATTGCGTATTCGAGGTGTCTATCGGTTGCAGCATTGCTGTCATGCGTAAGTGTTACCGTTCCTGTGCCACGCGCAGAGACATAGACTGCTGTCATCGCATTGGCCGCGTTCGCCGATTTCGGCATGAGTACGATCACGCTATTTGCGCCGACTCTGGTATCTGTAATGTTTGTTGAAGTCGCGTTCGCAGTCAGCGTGATCGATCCGGTATTGTTAGATTTTCCATCGACAAGATTACGAATTACGGTTGCCGTTGTCCGCGCGTCAGCTCCACCCGGAGGGACGCTCGGATAAAAATTTGAACTACTCATCGACCGCCCAGTGGTGCTGCCTCAAACTCAACGCCGACTGCCTCAGTCCATGTCGTCGCGGCTGGTATCTCCATCTTAAACCGGTGATAACGCCCCTGCGTTCGCGCTGGGACAGTGCCGTCAGCAGTTGGGCTACTCGCCGTCGTAAATGTCGCGGTCGACGCTGTAGTCGCCTTGGAGCCTATCTGCGCGGTGAAGGTTCCGGCGTCGGTGAGCGGTCGAACACGGTTGATCGCTGACCGCCGACCCTGTGCCGGTTGCACGTCGCTCGTCTCGAAAGTTGCAGCCAGATTATCGCCAGAAAAAGTATAAAGCTGGTTGTTTTGGAATGCGTAAATCCGCCGCGTTCCGCCCTGCAGAGATGGGCTGTCGAGGCTGATCGTTAGTGCATCAATCGAGCTGTTAATATTGTCGACCTGTTCCAGCGTGTAACCGATGCCGCGACCGTAGCCGACCATATCGACGCCCAGCTCGGCCAAACTCCACGCGTCGAGCTGGTAGTGATAACAGAGCATTTTGTTCGGCGTGGTCGCGCCGTTTGACGTGTAAGACCAGATCACGATGTGGCGGTCAGCGTCGACGACGCAGGTGATATCGTCGATCTCTGCCGTGTTGACATCGTTGAGGAAAAATTCGTCGACCCGGTTCGCGCCAATTGGCGCAATTGACTGGCCGTCAAAGCGATAGAAACCGTCATGGTCGAGGAAGAAAATATTGTTCTGCAACTGAGCTGCAGCACCTGATGCGAACAGTCCTTGATTGCGGCTGACCATATCGACTTGGAAAATCACCGGGGTGCCGACAAAGTTTAACCGTGCAATCCCACGGTCGAAAAATACCGTGGCCGTTTCGCCGCCAAATAAGGCTTTTATGTGACCGGCACCCTCGATGTTCTGGAAGTCAGACATCGTCGCGGAGCTGACCGTGAAATTCGTCGGATCATCAATCGCCGACCAACGAACGCGCGTTGGCTGCAGACCATCCGTGCTGTCAGTGGTGTGCGCGGTAAATACAAAGTCGCGAACCACCGCGACATACTTTGCTTTGTGCGTCGTCACTAGATCGCTAAATAAACCGCCGGAGGTCAAATCAAACTGCTGCGGGTTTTCGTCCAGACAAACCGCGATCAGACGTTCGCCATACTGGTCAAAGTCCCACCGGTTGCTGCCGCTCAGTGTGTAGTTTCCGCTCTTACTCACGTTCGAAAAAACAGACCCCGATGCACCACCCACGAGGCGATAAAGTTTGCCACTGTCCCCGGCAAAAAGGGACCAGTCCCCGGCCTTGGCTTGTCCGGCAGTCATCCCGAGTGGTGTACTGTCGAGCGCGTTTGTCGACGCCTCGGCCAGACCACTAAACGCCGTAAACCCGCCCGGAGCCGGTATGACATTCGTCGCCGTAAGCAGATTGTTCGGTACAAGGTTTGGCTGATCAGGTCGCCACTGCTGGAACGGAATAATCACGCTGCGTCTCTCCAATCTGCCGAGCTATCGTCGCGCGTGATTTCGGTCCACGCCTCTCCAAGTTTTTCGTTATCACTCGACGCAGTAACAGACACCGCTGCCGATACGATGGATGATCTTGTCACGCTGATCGCTGCATATGCTGCGAAAACAATCGCGCTGAAAACAGTGCTACCAGCAACCAAGATCGTCCCGTAGAACCCGGTGCCAACTATCGTCAATCCACCAGTCGCTGATACATTGATAAGCCGTTGCGCACCCGCTGTACCGGTGACAGCAACCGCGCCTGTACCGGTGACATCTTTGACAAATCCAGCCGCTGCCGTTGCCGTGATCGCAGCAGTGCCAGACCCGGTCGCATGGGTTGTAAAAGTGGCGACCCCCGTGCCGGTGACAGCCAACGCCCCCGATAGTTCCGGCTCGAAAAGTGTCCTAGTTGTCCACGCACTGTCGTCAAGACTAACGTCAAGCAGATCAATGCTTGTCGACCAAGCATCAAGCTGGTCGAGACTGGGGCCGGTAACGTCAGGCATTTTTAAGCAGCCGTTATATCAAGGTCACCCGCTGACACGCGCAGAACGTCTCCACTAGCGATTGTTTTTGCCGTTGTAAAACTACCGTGCAGGAGCATGTTACCAGAACTCGCAGCGTCCCAGATTGAAAAGAAGCCGACGCTTCCCCATGAGCCGGTTGCCGTTGGAAAAGTCACAGCCCCCGTGTTGGATGTCGTCCCCGATGATGCTGCGGAGAAAGTAACAGCCTGACGCGCATACCCACTGCCGGACAGCTCGGTGCCATCGGCTGCTTCGCCCATCGAGGCTACAGACAGGCCAAGGTAAACGGCTGACGGCATAGTATAGCTGCCAACAGACAGTATATGATCGAGGATCTCATTTTCGAGTAGATTGCTCATTGCTGACATTTTTTTCTCCTATGCCATCGTGTAATCAAGACGCTGCGACAGCGTCGAGGAAGTGTTTAGGCCGCTCTCATCACTCGCGATCAGGCTTTCCATCGATGCCCTGTGCAGAGAGGCCCATGTCTGCAGTCGCGCGTCGTTCATCAAAAAGGGTTCGGCTTCCAGTAGCGCCCCGTACACATAGGCATCGGGGGCGTCCTGCAAAACGACGTTGACAGCATTGCTGTCTGACAGCGCCGGGATCTTGGCGAAATACAGCATCTCCAGCGTGACGACGCCGGACGGCGTTGGACCCAGCCTGATGTC